CTCGGAAGGAAACAGACCAGCAAGAATTCTGACTGGCTGTATGCGTACACCAACATTGAGGACCTGATCTCTCCGGAAGAGGTTCAGGCCTATGCAGATGAAGCACTGAAAGAGATCCGGAGGGAGACCTTCGGAAAACGTGCCGCTTTCGCCTACAGCGCCGGCAAGGACAGCATCGTTCTCGCAGATCTGTGCGAAAAGGCGGGGATCAGCCGCGGATACTTTGCCTACTGTGATCTGGATTACCCGGCGTTTGTCTCCTGGGTCAGGGAGCATAAACCGGCAGGCGTGGTGATGATGCATACCGGATACGGCCTCGATTGGCTGTACCAGCATCAGAACCTGATCTTTGCCGAAGGACAGCTCGGCCAGAGATGGCACCAGATCAGCCAGAGGGGACCGTTCACCAGCATGTTCTTCGACAATCACCTGGACGTGCTGATTGTCGGTCACCGCAGGATCGACGGAAACTTCTGCGGGCCGAACGGCTACATCTTCAAGAGATCCGGAGAGAAACGGTACTCGCCGATCCGGGACTGGCCGCACGAAGCTGTCCTCGGGTATATCCATTACAACCACCTTCCGCTGCCGCCGATCTACGACTGGAAAGACGGATGGGTGCAGGGCACTCACGCATGGCCGGAGCGGGAGTTCTGCAGTGACAACATCATGAAGGGCTATCAGGAGGTCTATGACATCGATCCGTCGATCGTGATCAAGGCCGCTGAGAAGCTGCCGAGTGCGAGACACTTCCTTGAGGAGGTGCTTGCATGAAGATCACGATGATTCCCATTGCAGATCTGAAACCCAATCCGAAGAACGTCCGGCTGCATTCTGCCAAGCAGCTGGAGGAATACCAGCGCTCCGTCCAGAAGTTTGGCCAGACCAAGGCCATCGTGGTCGATGAGACGAACACGATCCTGATCGGCAACGGACTGTATGAGGCCATGAAGGCTCTTGGCTTTACGGAAGCCGCCTGCTTCATCAAGGCCGGTATGTCGGAACATGACAAGCTGAAGATGATGATGGCCGACAACAAGATCTATTCCCTGGGTGTGGACAATCTGGAGGCCATAGAGGATATCATCGCCGAACTCGGCAGCATGAAGGACTTCGACATTCCCGGTTATGATTCCGATCTGCTGGAAACGCTCACCTTCGAGCCGATAGAGGCGGATGACTTCATGAACGGCTATGGCGTCCTGGACGATTCCGCCAAGGCCGGAATGGAGAAAGCAGCCGATAAATACCAGCAGGAGGAAGCGGAATTCGCCGCTTCGGCGGAGAATTTGACGCCGGGTGGCCAAAACGGGCCGCTGGAATCACCGGGAAGCGGCGTTTCCAGTCAGGGCAATATTGGAGCAGGTAATTCGGAAAGTCCTCTGGAAACGGCTGGAAATGCGCTGCAGCGGCGATTGGTCGTCTGCCCGAAATGCGGTGAGAAGATATGGCTGTGAAACGCATCGAGGGGACGATGGACTGCGTGACGGCCGCACGGCAGCGCATTCTGAACACCTTCTCCAACGGCGTTCCGGTGTATCTGAGCTTCTCAGCAGGGAAGGACAGCCTGTGTCTGGCGTATCTGGTCTATGCCCTGATCAAGGCCGGAAAGATCGATGCCAAGCAGCTGGTCGTGATCTTCATCGACGAAGAGGCGATCTACGACAGCATGTATCAGATGGCCGTCCGGTGGAGGAAACGCTTTCTCTCTGTTGGATCTGAGTTCCGGTGGTACTGCCTGCCAGTGAAGCAGTCCTCCATTCTGCATTATCTGCAGAGCACGGAGTCCTGGATCACATGGGAACCGGGGAAGGAAGATTCCTGGGTCAGACAGCCGCCGCCGTTTGCCATCACCAGAAGCCCTTATCTGAACTACCCAGGGGAAATGAACTATCAGGAGTTCTGCCAGACGATCACGAAGGACGGCATCCAGATCGTCGGCCTGCGTGGATCCGAATCACTGCAGCGGGCAAAGCTCCTGGCCGGCATCGCTCTGGGCAAGGGCGCCATCACCGGATCGAACTGCCAGTATCCCATCTACGACTGGCGGGACAGTGATGTGTGGCTCTTCATCAAGGAGCACAATCTGGATTTCCCGGATGCATACATCCATCTGTACCAGGTCGGAGTGTCGAAGCGGCATCTCCGGCTTTGCAATTTCTTCGGCTCGGAAGGGATTGCCGGCCTGCGGTACATCGCCGAGACAGACCCGAAGCTCTGGAACCAGATTGAGAAGCGGGAACCGAACGCCTACCTGACTCTCCTGTACTGGGACTCGGAGATGTTCAAGCGCAGCACCCGAAAGCGCCGCGCGCTGGAAGGTGATGAGCCGCTCAAGGACTACAAGGCCGAGTGCAAGAAGATGCTCTTCACCGAGGCGGACAAGTACTTCAGCATCGCCAGCATGAAGAAGGTCCACGCAGCCTACCGCACCTTCTACATCCGGAACAGCAGCGTCATGACCAACGACAACTTCCGTGCCATGCATGACGCCATCATCGCCGGAGATCCGAAGCTCCGGTCTCTCCGTGCGCTGTACACGACGGTCTACAAACAGTATGCAGACTTCAGCCGTGAGACCTCACCACAGAAAGGTGGTGAGAAAACATGACTGAGGTTAATGTGTTCGGTCCGCTGTCCTCTCTGCAGTGGGTGGATCGGACGATGTTGCATGCCAACGACTACAACCCGAATAAGGTTTCGGAAGAAAACCTGCAGCTGCTGGTGCAGTCCATCCTGACCAACGGTTGGACGCTGCCGATTGTGGTTCGTCCGGACTACACCATCATTGACGGTTTCCACCGCTGGACGGTATCTGGGCGTGAGCCTCTGCTGTCGAAGCTCGGCGGCAAAGTTCCTGTCGTGATCGTGAACCATGACAATGAAGCGGACGACATCTTCGGCACCATCACTCACAACCGTGCGCGTGGCACCCATCTGCTTGAGCCGATGAAGGCCATCGTCAGGCGACTGATGGATGAAGGCAAGACTGTGCCGGAAATCTCAAAGCAGCTTGGCATGAAACCAGAGGAGATATTTCGACTCTCCGACTTCTCCCGTGATGAGTTCCTGGCTATGATGACGGATGGCGTCAAAGGATATTCCAAAGCGGCCATCTACAAGAACGTGTGAGGTAGCAGCATGAAGGACACAGAGAGGATTCCGGTTTACATCCGAATAAAGGACGGCAAGACTGTCTGTGTCTGCCATGCTTCCCATCCAATGTGCGACGGCAGGTGTGAGCGGGACATGGTGACCCGAGATAAGTTCCGAGGGTGGCAGTCCACCATGCGCCGTAACAGGTACGGGCAATGAGGGCGGGGTATCACCCAGCCCACGGGGAAAAGCCTGGCACCCTTAAAGGGCAGGGGTTCTACAAGACGCCAGCCTGGCGAAGGATCAGACTGCAAGCACTACAACGTGACCACTACATCTGCCAGCTTCGGCTGTCATCCAAGTGTACGGGTATCGCAACGGAAGTTCACCACATCCTGCCACTTGAGGAGCACCCTGAACTGGGGATGTCCCTACCCAATCTGGTGTCCTGCTGCTGGTGGTGTCACGAAGAAACAAAGCAACGAAAGACAAAGACCGTGTCTGTTTCCGGAGTGCGAGTGATCAAGATCTCAGATGGAAGCGACGACGACAGCTGATCGAACCATCGCAGCGACGATTCCGGGGGCGTCCGGCCTCGGTCGTCGGGTACCCCCCAACCCTTTCGGGCCGAAAATAGGCTGGAAATGACCGCGCGCCCTCGTTAATTTTTACGAAGATCGCGCACGAAGATTTTTTGGAAAGACACATCACCTCCGAAAAGCCGAATCTGGCCACTGTGGCTTATCCCAGTGACTGGATTTGGCTTTTTCGGGTACTACCCATATCCCAGCATCCCCAGACCACAAAACCCAAAGGAGGCCAAGGAAATGGCTGGAAATGCCCATACAGAAGAAAACATGCCCATTTCGGAGGCAGAAGTGACCGAAACCGAGGCGAAAATGCCGGAAGAACCGGAAAAAGAGCACATCGAACCGGGTACGGACCTGACGGACAAGCAGATTGTCACCCTGAAGGAAAGGGCGAACAAGATCCTTGCCAAAGCCAGGGAGAAGGGGGACGAGCAGGCGCTTCTGTTCGAAACCATCTTTCAGCAGTATCTCGAAACCCTTGACCATCGGCAGAAGCTCCGGAAGGCCCTGGTGGAGGATGGCGTCACCGTCACCAAGGAATACGTCAAAGGACGTCAGAATATCTATGTTCATCCTGCTCTGGCAGCGTATGCCACACAGGGAAAGCTGCTGCTTGAGACCGCCAAAACGCTCATGACGCTGATCCGGGAGAAGATCGCGGACGCCGACGATCAGGATGAATTTGATCTGTTCTGAGATAGGAGGCAGTCATGAGCCTCGACATCATCCCCAGCATCATCAAATCCTCCAAGGCGTACCAGTATGCAGTGGACGTCACGGAGGGAAAGCTCGTCTCCGGCAAAAAGAGAATCCAAGCCTGCCAGCGCTTCCTTGACGAGCTGGAAGAATCCTTCACGAACCCGAAATACCCGTGGAAATTCGATATCGAGAAGGCCTACCGGCCTATTGACTTCATCGAGCGCTTCCTGATCCCGACCAAG